CTTACTTCGAGACGGTTCTTGGGATGTCAGTGCGACACCTGGAATCCCCAAAGTACGATGCGCTTACGGCGTATCCTTATATTTTGGGCAGTCGTGGTTTCCCGCGGGGGTACTTTCAACCGGCGAAGAGGCGTGTCGTGTTCCAAGGTTCTCGTGTGATTGCGAATTTAGAGAAGATGGTCCAGATTCCGGTTATGGAGGCACTGCGCCACTGCGGTTCCTTCGAGGCTTGGAATGGACGTGCCTCTGTCGATTTCGCCATCACGGAAATGTTCGAGATGCGCGACACCTCGTATCTATCACTCGATTTCTCCAACTTTGATGCCAGTGTGCCTCAAAGTGTGGTGGAGGTGGTGTTTGGAATCATTGGAAAATGGTTCAACCGGACGTACGTCAGCCAAATTATTGGCATGCTCCAGCATGCTTTTCAATTTGGTGGGATTTATACCCCATTCGGCTATTTTGGAGGTCGGACTGGTGGTATCCCTTCGGGTTCGGGTTTAACGAACCTGATCGGCAGTATGGTCAATCTGTGGGTCATGCACTACGCAGCTTATACCTGTGGGTACAGTATCGTCGCACAGCAAGTTCAAGGTGACGACGGTGTGTACGCCTTCAAAGGTGGTTGTGATCCATCGAAAGTGGCGGACGTACTGCTGCAGGACCTGGGCATGGTTTTGTCGGCCGATAAGGCATTCCATGCTGAGAACGAGGTTCACTTCCTTCAGAACGTCCATCGGAGGTCGTACGTTCGACGTGGCCTCTGTGTTGGTGTGCGACCGATCATGCGGGTGCTCAATGGTATGATGTCATATGAGCGCTTCAGGACTGGATGGAACGGTCGCATGGACTCAATCAGGTGGATCCAGCAGATGGAGAATGCTTCGGACCATCCTGTGTTCGGGGCATTCGTGCGGTGGCTCTGGGGTTTTGACGCTGGTAAACAATACCTGCGTGATGACCTCGCAACCCTAATCCAGAAGGCCGGGGGCCAGGAGAAGGTTGAGCGACTGTTGGGAGGATCGGTTGGTTATTCGAAGACGCCGATCAATCATCTGTTTGCTGGTCAAACAGTGCAGGTTCTGTCTCGTTTGAACCGTTTTCCACTCCTTGGGTAATAACCCAGTTTTTCGACATCCCTGTGAGTCGTTGTTACTAAACTACGGCTCTCAACCTAGTTAGGAGTTACTGATGAGAATGTCAGCGAATCGTCGGCGACAAGCAAATCGCCGAATGTTTGGTCGCTTCGGAGTGAATAACCCAGTCTCAGAGCGAGGTGATTGGGTTGTGTCTGGTCAGGGCGTCACTGCAAGTGGCGTCCCTGGTGCGTTAACCGGTTGGGGCAGTGAGACGACTGTCGCAGCCGGTACACCATCTTCACTGTTACTTGTGGCACTGCCGATTGCGGCCGCCGCCACCGGCCAACCAACAATTGGTCAAGTGGAGATTGACAAGGTGCACGGAAAAGTTGGGTTCAACACCAATGGTACCAAC